CTATGCTTTTAAGCAGCACTATGCACTGGACTTTGAATTGATCAATAATGGTGATGATTTTGTGATCGTAGCAGAATCGGAGTTGTATGATTATATTTCAAATTTAATCGTGGAGTGGTTTAAGTCATTTGGTTTCATACTGAAAGCTGAGCCTCCTGTGTATGAGTTCGAGCAATTGGAATTCTGCCAAACCAAACCGGTGTTCGATGGGTTTGAATGGCGAATGTGTCGTATCCCTGCTACTGTATTCAAGAAAGACACACTCTGCACAATGCCCATCCCTAATAGAGCTACATATCGAATGTGGCTTGCCGCTGTAGGAGATGGAGGGTGCGCGCTGACTAATGGTTTGCCTGTACTCTCTGCCTTTTATTCAATGTATCGTCGTTCGGGGTTGAACTACTCTGAAGCCTTTTATCAAAGGGTGTTTAAAAACACATCCATGTTTGAGAAGAGGAACAAAGTGGAACAACGTTCTAATGCCATAACTCAAGAAGCTAGGTATAGTTTCTATGTGGCTTTTGGGATATTACCTGACGATCAGAGAGCAATGGAGTCATATTTCAATTCTATTGATATCACTGATGAAATTGTAGAGGCTGTGGGATGTGTTGGGGATTTGTCTATAGACGTCCCCATCTTTGGCGAACCGGAGGAGGAGAGATAGGTGTGAGAAGGATGGTGAGGCAGTTGAAGCAATGGGTGAGTATAGCTAGCCCAACTGCCGGCATTTGATGAGAGGCGGGATCGTGCCCGCGGTTACCCATGTCATTATAGATGGGGTTCGGGCTGGCGAGAGTCAGCCCGAATAAAGCAACCCAAAAACTTTATAACAACGACAATGACTAACGGAAATCGAAAAAGAAATCTATTAACACCAGCAATGGTGAAAAGAGCTAATAACCAACGTAAGCAAAACTTGTTAACACCACAGGCAGTGCAACAAGCTAATGCTGCGTCGGCTCGGAAAAACTCTGCACAGAACCGGCAATATTCTGTACCTGCTGCTGTAGGTATGCAGTCTGTTACCGGACCGGAGGGTGGATTCGAAATTGACCACGTTTGTTCCGTAAATGGAACGAATAGTTCAACACCCACAATTACTACTTATCAGGTCAATCCTGGTTTGTCTGACATTTTTCCTGTTTTGTATCAAAAGGCTAATATGTATGAACAGTACCGCATTCGTGAGGTCCAGTTCTGCTACTATCCTACATGTGCCACTTCAACACCAGGTTCTGTGATTCTCAGTCCAGAATATGATGTAAATGACACACCTCCTACCACTTTGGTGGAGATTCGAAACACTTCAGGAACGATAGAGAATTCTCCTTGGGTAGGTTCCACTTTAAAACTGGATCCAACCAGGGTACACACAACTGGACGACGAAAGCTTGTACGTGATGGCGTTGTAGCCACCACAAGACAAGACTACGACATGTGCAACCTTTCGCTTGCAACCGTTAATAACGGCACTACAAATGAAATTGGTTTGTTGAAAGTCAAATACAAAATTGACTTCTTCATCCGCCAGCGTAGTATCGATACAGTTGTATCCTCGAGAACTTCTTCATTCAATTTGTCTGCTGATCAAACCTTGGTTACTGCAACACCAGCTACTATTGTGTTCAATGAGGCTTTAGGTAGCAATGCCTTAGGCATCACCAACTCATCCGGCGTATTCACCCTTCCAAAAGGTGCTTACAAAGTTTCAGTTGATGCTGTTTACTGGGATTCTGCTAACGAAGAATTGACAGTGGCTCATAGAGCATATAAGAATGGTGCGGCGACATCACCTCCCCAATTGATGCAATCCCGTGTAGCGGGCACTGCTTCTGGGCCGATTACTCCAATCTCACAGACAGTTTACATCACTAGTGATGGAACTGACACTTTTGAGGTTAAGTCAACTATGACTGGAGCAGCCGGTACTCTCAAGGCAATGGGTGACAACACTCGTGTCTTGTTCGAGGTGATCTAGGTTTGTGAAGGGTAAGTGGAGAGCTCATAGATACTGTTCGGAGGAGATTCAAAGCGCTGAGGCGACTCTCGTGAGGAACGAGCGATGAGATACGAAAGAGAATAACACAAAAACAAAATAAAAATTTCAATTCTAAAGTGTATGTGATGAATGTAGG